CACAAGCGTCTACTACAACTAGCGCACCCGCAACAGCACCCGTAGCAGAGGCAATGTCTGAGGATGATGAACCAGGAACAGCATCAAGTCCAGTATCAATTCCTAAAGCTACTCCTAGTAGTGACAAGGCACAGGACATCCTAGCGATGATTCGTGCTAGACAGTCAAAAACTGCGTAATGTAATAGAGAACGGGAAACCGTTCTCTCTTATCATAGGAGAATAACATGACACTACCAGATGAAAGATACCGCGCTATCAAGCAAGGTAAAAAACTATTAGAGGAACTATGTGACCCTGGTAAAACACCAAGAGTTCCAAGCATAGTTCGTGACCGAGCAAGAGGTGCATTACGCCATTATCCAAATGACTTTGAATTGGATATATTAGCAGAACAATGCCCCGATTTGCTTGATAAACAACCGTTTAGTACATATACTAACGGTATTCACAGATAAACAGGAGAACGATTTGGGAAAGCCATTTGACGTAAGTAAATTTAGAAAAGAAATAACCAAGTCCATTGAAGGTCTTAGTATAGGGTTCAATGATCCAACCGACTGGATCAATACAGGAAATTATGCACTCAATTATCTTATTAGTGGTGATTTTAACAAAGGTGTTCCTCTTGGCAAAGTCACTGTATTCGCTGGTGAGTCTGGTTCCGGAAAGAGTTTTATCTGTTCCGGCAACTTGGTTCGCCATGCTCAACAACAAGGTATCTTTGTTGTACTCATTGATTCGGAAAATGCGTTAGACGAGAAATGGCTACACGCACTGGGTGTTGAGACTACGGAAGATAAATTGTTAAAATTAAACATGGCTATGATTGATGATGTAGCCAAGACAATCAGTAAATTTGTAACTGATTATAAAACACTTCCGGCAGATGACAGACCTAAAGTATTGTTTGTGATTGATAGCTTGGGAATGTTACTAACACCAACTGATGTAAATCAATTTGAAGCAGGTGATATGAAAGGTGACATGGGTCGTAAGCCTAAAGCATTGGCTGCTCTTGTTCGTAACTCTGTTAACATGTTTGGTAGTTTGAATATTGGTATGGTTGCAACTAATCACACATATGCAAGTCAGGATATGTTTGATCCAGATGATAAAGTATCAGGTGGTCAAGGATTTGTGTATGCAAGTAGTATTCTTGTTGCTATGAAAAAACTCAAACTCAAAGAGGATGAGGATGGTAACAAAGTTTCAGAAGTAAATGGTATCCGCGCCGCATGTAAGATTATGAAAACACGATATGCTAAACCTTTTGAAACCCTACAGATTAAAATCCCATACGAAACAGGTATGAATCCATACAGTGGTCTACTTGATTTGTTTGAGAAGAACGAACTACTTACTAAAGAAGGTAATCGCTTGAGTTATACAACCGAAGACGGAGAAATCTTAAAGATGTTCCGTAAAGGTTGGGAATCAAATGAAGGTGGTTGCTTAGATAAAGTTATGGAAGAGTTTAGTAAAAATCATAGTAAAAATATAAGTACTGAATCAGTGGAGGATACTACACCATGAGTTTAGATAGCACAGTAGAAGTTTGGGAAATCTTACGTGACCATATTGACTTAAATGACAGAGGTGATGCGGCAGATTCTTTAGTTAATTATTTGATGGATAATAACTATGAAGTTGAAGATATCAAAGATGCATTTAAAGACAAAGATATTACCAAAGCATTAAAAGGTTATGCTGAACAACATTTCCAAGAAGAAGAATACGAAGAATACGAAGAAGATTCAGAAAACGACGAATGGGATTAAATGAATTGGTACACAAGGATCACAGTTGACCTTGGTGTTATACCGGACTTTATAGCATACTATCAAACAGAGTTGGACTCTGCGAAAAAAGATGTAAAGATATATGGTAATGTTGAAAAGAACATTGCCCAATTACCCGGTACCACTGAGCATAGGTTCAATCAACTGCAAGAAATTGAAGCGGTATTAAATTACCTCAACATTCAATTACGGAAAATTCGCCGAAAACATTTTCAAAAATACCTAGAGGCGTATAATAGAGCATTGACAAGCCGTGATGCTGAAAAGTATGTAGACGGTGAAGATGAAGTTATTGATTATGAAACAATCATTAATGAAGTGGCATTATTACGCAATCGTTGGTTGGGTATAATGAAGGCACTGGAATCTAAAAATTTTATGTTAGGGCATTTAGTAAGATTAAGGGCAGCCGGCATGGAGGATATTACGATTGGGTAAGTTTATGTATAGTCACACACAGAAGCCTGGGCAAGCTAAACAAGCACCACCACTCAAAACACTTGGTTCAGGAATTATTGCACAAACCTTGCCGGGTTTGACTACTCAACAATTAACTGCATTAGGTTCAAATAATTTTGGACCTCTCAATACAGTTTCTATTACTGGGGTAGATTTTGGCATCAGTAAATCATATCATCCTGATGTAAAGAAATATGAAATTTACGAAAGCCCAGAAGATTTGTTGGCGTTGAGTGTTGCCTGGAAAAGATGCCGTGATAATGGTACTGCCAGTTATAATAATCTGTTAGACCCGTCGTTGTTTAAAGCATTAACGCATGAGGATCAAACTGTTGCTGATAGTATCAGAGATTATTACAGTAAAAAGGTTATGATGTGGAAATTGAAGGGTACAAAACTAACTCCATATCGTGAAGATTTGAACACATTTGTACATGCTGACGGTAAAAAGTTCCGTGAGCAAGTGTTTGGCTTAGCTTACTACTTACCAGAGTTTTATAGTTATGATGTTAGTTTAGATGAAGTTAGATTACAAATTGATACTAACATAAAACCATTGAATGAAACTACAGTTAAAAAATTAACACCTATAAAGCAAATTGTTAAGAAAAATAAAAGTGCCACTAAGATTCAGTATTGGTTAAAAGATATTGAAACCGAAGGTGGCGTGTTAATCTCGATTGACCCTAAAAATCCATTAGAACATATATGGAATCATTTGTTTGAAACAAAAGAGTTACTTTCAATCAAGGGACACTATTATACACATGATAAGTACGATTTTGAATACTTTAATGTTAGAAATTGGAATCTGGCTCTAGGTTGACAATAAATCGCTTTGGATATATAATACTTGTATTGAGTTAGAGACAGTGAGTTTTCAACTGTTGTATAAAAACAACAGATTGATAGTTGACAATAAACCCGAAATCTGATACAATACTTGTATTGACACTAACACACAGGAGCTTTTATGTCTACGATTTGCATTAAATTTGGTGAGTATCGCAATACCCCAGTTGTGAACAAGACTTTTACACTTGTTAAAGGTTACCAGACAGGTGCCAAAGGTGGTTATGTGACAGTAAAAAATGAGGGACACTTTCCTAAAGTTAACATTGAAAATGTTAAAGTTAAGGTGAATGGTATTGAAGATATTGAATTTGTTAATGGAGAAGTAGAAATGGTAGATGCTATTCAGTTTACAGCAAAACAGCCCAAGGCACCTGTAGTTAAAGAATCTGATGAAGAAGCAATGAATCGTATTGCTACCCGCTTTCAGGTGCTTGATGAAATGTCACTTGCGGCTATCAATGGCGATATTCGTGCAATGATTGTGTCAGGTCCTCCTGGAGTTGGTAAAAGTTTCGGTGTCGAAACACAACTTGAAAAAGCAAGTCTTTTTGATAAGATTGCAGGCAAGCGTATTCGCTATGAAGTTATCAAAGGTGCAATGACTGCACTTGGCTTGTATGCACAATTGTACAAGTATTCGGATCGCAAAAATGTGTTGGTCTTTGATGATTGTGATAGCGTGTTTGCCGATGACTTGAGTTTGAACATTCTCAAGGCTGCATTGGATTCAGGTAAGCGTAGACGCATTTGCTGGAACAGTGATTCTAGCTTGTTGCGCCGTGAAGGTATTCCTGACAGTTTTGACTTTAACGGTACTGCTATTTTCATTACAAACTTGAAGTTTGAAAATGTGAAAAGCAAGAAATTGCAAGATCACTTGGAAGCATTGCAAAGTCGTTGTCACTTTTTGGACTTGACTATCAACAATGAACGTGACAAAATGTTGCGTATCAAGCAGGTGCATCGTGATGCCGATGGTGGTTTGTTCAAAGACTATGACTTTGAAAATGGTGAAGGTGAAATGATTATTGATTTTATGTTTGAGAATCAAAGTCGTTTGCGTGAGTTGAGTATGCGTATGTGTTTGAAAATTGCAGACTTAGTAAAGATCAGTCCAACTAACTGGAAAGCGTTGACTGCTAGTACTTGTATGAAATCTGTCTGATTTACCCTTTCGTCGGACAGTAAAGAGGGGCTTACATGCCCCTCTTTTTACCACTATATTTGATTTTGCCTATGTATAAGTATATAATATTAAGATGACAAAAGTGAAGCCAAACACAAAGGAACAACTAGTAGATTACATGCTTAAGCACCTTAGCCTAGGTACCTATGATAAAAAATTTTGCAGTAATTTACTATTGGTTCATGTATCCAAACAGAGACCGGTAACATCAAATCAAGCAGACCTTTTAGATAAAATTGTTAGTAGATATCACAAACAATTGTCTAAAAAGGAAATAGACAGTAATGAAATGGTTAGCCTACCATGGACACTACAGCCAATTGAGAGTCTACCGCAGTACACACAGGCTCACATATCCATAGCAGATGTTGATACAAATCCGTATATTGTTATACATAGTCCATTTAAAAAGTCTTTTGTAAAAGAAGTAAGAGAATTAGAATATGCCAAATGGGATAGGGAAGAACGTTTTTGGATGGCGCCCGCCACTGAAAAAAATATCAAAACATTGATTACAATAACCAACCATCATTATGATAATGTTAACTATTGTATTGAGACACAAACTATTTTGGATCATGTTTCTACGTATGAATCACTGAAATATTGGGAACCTACTCTTGTAAAAATAAATGATAATTTTTATGTAGTGGCAACTAATGATGCACTGATGGAAGCGATTAGCCATATTACATTGAATGATGAACCGTATAATATTGCACGGTTGGTTAGAATGGGAATCAACATAGATAAATCTCTTATTACCGATAAAAAAATATCTCTTGCCGCAGACAATGCACCGTCGATAGAACAATTTGATATTGGCACTATCATTGACTATCTATTGTCAATCAAAGCCGATATGGTAATACTTGCTGAATGGTTTGGTCCTAACAAAGGTTTTATAATGGAGTTGGCTAACAATTTGAATGCTAACAAAATTGAACATGTATTAGTAAAGAGTAAAAGGGTAAATGACTTTAACATTGACTTGAGAAAATACGAAATGCCTGTTAAAATAAATCTAGGTATATGGCAAAATGACAATAGACTTCTGTACTTAGGCAAGACCATTAATCTTGTCAACAGCAACCCGATAGATATTAAATGAAAACATGTAAAATAATTGTCAAAGATGAAGTCAATGTAAAGTTTGAAGGCTTAGAACTAGCCGAGCGTAAAGCATTGATGAAGAAATTTGAATACGAGAAGCCAGGTGCAAGGTACTTGCCAAGTGTCCGACTAGGTAGATGGAACGGTAAAATTAGTTTCTTTAGCTTAGGTGGTAGTAGTTATGTTAATCTATTGCCGGAAATCTTACCATTGATTGATAACGCAGGGTATGACATTGAGTTGGAAGACTTGCGTACATACAGTACAACCTTTAACTTTAAACAGATTGAAGAGGATACATTTAGTCATTGTAGTTGGCCAAAAGGTCATCCTAAAGAAGGTGACCCTGTAGTATTTAGGGACTATCAACTTACTGTAGTCAATGAGTTTTTAGCTAACCCACAATCAATACAAGAAGTAGCAACTGGAGCAGGTAAAACATTGATGACTGCCGCATTAAGTTATAGCATTGAAAACTATGGTCGCAGTATTGTTATTGTTCCTAATAAAAGTTTAGTTGTACAAACCGAAGCAGATTACATTAACTTAGGATTAGATGTTGGTGTATACTTTGGTGACAGAAAAGAGTTTGGTAAGACACATACGATTTGTACATGGCAAAGTCTTGGCAACATGTTAAAGAATACTAAGTCAGGTGAAGCAGAAGTTTCTATCGGAGAGTTTATTGAAGATGTGGTATGTGTAATGGTTGACGAGGTACATATGGCAAAAGCTGAGGTTCTAAAAGAACTATTAACTGGTGTAATGAGTCATATTCCAATTCGTTGGGGGTTGACTGGGACGATACCTAAAGCAATATTTGAAGCACAAGCATTGTATGTGAGTATAGGCAACTTAACTAATAAACTTAGTGCAAGTGAACTACAAGAAAAGGGAGTCCTTGCTCAATGTCATGTGAACATTGTTCAATTGAAAGACGAAGTAGAATTTTCAAATTATCAAAGTGAATTAAAACATTTGCTTGAGGATACACATAGATTAGATGCTATTGCTGAATTGCTCTTAAAAGTAAAAGAATCGGGTAATACTTTGATACTTGTTGATAGAGTAAATGCAGGTAAAGAATTAATCAGTAGATTGCCCGATGCTGTATTTGTTTCAGGTAATACAAACATGACTGAAAGAAAAGAGGAATATGATGAAATTGCCACCAGTACAAACAAGATTATTGTTGCCACATACGGTGTGGCAGCGGTGGGTATTAACATACCAAGAATTTTTAATCTGGTTCTTATTGAGCCTGGGAAAAGTTTTGTTAGGGTTATCCAATCAATTGGTCGAGGCATCAGAAAAGCGGAAGACAAGGATTTTGTACAAATATGGGATATCACAAGCTCCTGTAAATTTGCCAAAAGACATTTAGCACAGAGAAAGACTTTTTATAAGGAAGCCTCGTACCCATTTGATATGGAAAAGTTGACATACAGATGAATATATGATACAATAATAACATGAAAATTTTAACACTAGACAATGAGTTTTATAACTTAGAGACATTACCCGACGAAGTAGATGACTTGCGTTTTGCTATATTAGATAATAGCAATCCACAGAATGTAGACTATCATTATATTCCTCTAATATTTTTAGAGAGTTTTAATAGCCCTGCACTTGTATTACGTGTAGGGGATAGAACGTTAAAGATGCCGGTAGATTGGCAGATATTAATTGGTGAACCTGAAATGGGAGACTTAGAAACACTACCATTGACAAGTATCAATGACAGAGGCTTCAAAGCATTTGAATTTAACCCACTCAGTGCATTTAGACCTAGCTTCCAAGACATTGAGATAATAGATATATACCATGATGTAACTTGGTATGCACCTAGATTGAAGAACGGTCAGTTTTTATGTATACCAATTGATGAAGGCCATAAACCTAGATGTGTTTATTTTGTAAAAGAGATTAGTCGTAACTGTGAGATAGTAGATTATAATCAGGCATTCTAATGGCAACAAAAGCACCAACTGACGAGAAATTTCAAAACATAGATTTTGATTTGTTTGATGCATTATCTGCATTAGACAGAAAAGACTATGGATATTTGGATCGACTAACAGAAGAACAACAAAAAAAATTCGTACCCTATATGATGACGCACTGGATGAGTGCAGTCAAGGGCAATAGTGATATTCAGGGATACTATTTGTTGAGTGTTGAAGCCGCAGTTAATAAACACTTATTCAATGAACATGTAATGAAACATCCTAAACTACAGTGGCTTATGATGTGTGCTAGTGGATTAGGATCAGGTAAACATTATCATCAGTGGATACCTCAGTTGTCAAAAGGTACCAGAGAATTAAAAGAAACTCCTAATAAGAAAGACGTTAAAGAATATTATAAAAAGATTTATCCTAAAACAGATGAAGAAACTTTGGATGAGTTCAGTAAACAGTTTGTTGAAGAACAAAAGAAAAAGGTATATCTAGCGCAAAAGTTTCCCACGCTAAAGAGAGATGATATTGAAACCCTTGCATCAGTAATAACAGACAATGATATAAAACAATATGAAAAAGACTACGGCAACGATAGATAATGTAAAATATGGTTGTGAATTTTGTAAACGTGAGTTTATACGAGAACGCACGTTAATTAGTCATCTATGTGAACAAAAAAATCGTTGGTTATCCAAAGATCAAAAAGGTAATAGACTAGCCTTTCAATGTTGGTTGCAATTTTATGCTAAGAATAGCATGAGCAAAACCAAGAACAAAACGTATGAAGAATTTATTAAAAATCCTTACTATACCGCATTTGTTAAATTTGGAAATTATTGCAATGAAATCAATGTTATAAATGTAAGTAGGTATGTAGATTGGCTACTAAAAGAAAATGTAAAGATTGATAGTTGGAACAGTGATGCCACCTACACTAGATTTTTAATTAATTATATAAAACATGAAAATCCGTTTGATGCACTTGCTAGAAGTGTAGAGTATTGTGCAACGTTAGGTGAAAAAGAAAACATATTACCGAATGATATATTTCGCTACGGTAATGTAAATAAAATATGTTATGGTATTACAACGGGTAAAATAAGTCCATGGATGTTGTACTGTAGTGACAGCGGTGTCCATTTCTTAGATACATTAAATCAAGATCATGTTAGAATAGTTATTGATTATATAAATCCAGAACAATGGGCATTAAAGTTTCATCGTGAACCAGAACTCAAAAAACAAATCACAGACACCCTCAAACAAGCAGGCTACTAGAGTGCGTATACCTTGGAAACAAGGTGATTCTATTACAACTTGGAATGAAACTTGTGCTTGGGCCATAGAACATTTTGGCTTACCCGGAGACAAATATTCTACACACCCAACTGAAGATTATATGGATTTCTACTTTGATGATGAATGTGATGCAATATATTTTGAATTAAGATGGGGATAACATGATACTTGAAATTTTTCTATATGGGTTTATAACAGCATTTGGTTGGTGGACAGCTAATCATTATGTGATTGAACCACACTTTCCTCCTTCAATTGAAAAAAAAGAAGATAAAAAATAATGAAACCCACAATAGCACTATTTGTGGCTGACCCCAAGTGTTCAGTACAAAGTGCCAACGGGATGATTAGTTCATTAGACAAATATTATCATTTTAAATTATTCTCAAAGAACAAACTAGAATATAATTTTTTTGATAATGTTGATATGATAGCA